GCGCTCTTTAGGCACTTGCAAACTTTAAATCATGAGCAAAAATTCAGGTAAACCTTGAAAAACTCATAATTAAAAATTAGCAAGCTTATTTACCTAGGACCCACTCCGGTCCTGTTTGAGTACTGTTTTAACCCCTGTACTTCATAGGGGGGGGAGCTAAATAACCAGCCATAACCACATCATCTGCTGCACTATGTATAACATTAGTAGCAAAATCGGTTATCGACAAATCTTCCACAAAAATCCTCACAGTTACACAACTTGTAGGATTAATAAAAGAACCATAATTCTTTCTCGTGGATTTATATAGAAATCTAGTTCTATCTGGAACTGCCACATCAATATGCGGTTCCGTTCCCCCAGTCCACATCGCTCCCCGCGATGTTCTGGATCTTGTTAAGGTCTCTGAACCTTGGAATGTCTGAGATTCCCACACTACAGTATTAACACAGTTAATCATCTGCACTGGAACAAAAGAGAAATCGACCAATGAAAATTGATCGGGCAAAAATCTGTAAACAGACCCTCCCCGATAACCAACATAACATTGTCGCATCCAAAGATAATAGTTCCACTGCATATTAGTCAAGACACGGCCAAACAAAGCCGTTCCTAACTGTCTTGTAGCCCCGAAAGATAGCTCTAAACCATCAGTCGGGATGGAATAATTATCTCTACCATTCACATCTTTCAACAACCTACCAACTAAGACTCCTCTAAGACACAAAGTCTTGACATCTTCTATAATTTCTCCACTCAATGTTTCACTCAAACCTTGAGGAACCCACGTATCTGCTCTCTGCAAATCTGGGTTCATGAATTCTACCTTGGGACCACTCATCCAATACTGCACAAAAGGCAGCGGCGGACTTGCGGTCGGTCCAGTAATATTCGTCAAGTAGAAAAATTGTAGTCTGGTATCAAGCAAATCTATAGCCGAACCCGTCGGACGATCAACTAAATCTAAAAAGACTCGATGGTGCAGATATGGAATCTCAAACTCGACTTCCATAGACCCACAAACATCAACAATTTTAGTAAAGTAGTCACCTCCGAAAGGGAAACTTGCCAAAGATGCCACACCTGGAGGCACAATGACAAATCCTATTCGAGTCCTCACCAAAGGAGAACTATAAATCATTACATTCATTTGTATCTCACCTCTCCATCTAGCAAACATACTAGACACATGATGCAAAACCGACAATTCATAAACCGAACCTACAGTAAGAACAGCGTCATTAATAAAATTTGGAATCATGGTGACTACATCACCCGCCAACACCGAATTTCTAATAACACTTTTCTTACTTTTAAGGAACTTCATACTTGTCTCATGCTCGCTTCCCAAAGCCATGTTTCCCATAGATTGATTTGCTGACACACTGGCATCTAACCCAATATGTACAACACCATCTGGAATTCCGCTTGTAACAGCAAAATTCGAAGATGGTCTAACCACTATCTGTGAACATGCCTCATCCGGAGGACGAGCATAACCTAAATTTTGCGCCACAGCATCACCTGCTCGCAACACCGTATCAATCACCGACTTATACGGCTCAACCACAAAACTTGTTAAACGTCTCCAATAAGCAGTTCTATCAACGAACGCTTTAGTAGTAACTTCTGACTGAGGGTCTAGAATATGCAACTCCACATTTTCATAATGAACATAAATGTCCAAAGTTAAATTAGGAGGAGTAATACCATAGACACTCGTTAAACTAAACATAGTTCTAATGCCCAAACTCCAATCAGTTTCCGCACCAATGGTCAAAAATTTCCTATTCATTGGAAACGGTAATCTCAATTCCTTATTACTTGTCATGCTATAATCAATATCCACATGAGGTAACGAAGACGTCAAAACACCCCTCGCCTGCACAGCAGCGGCTGTGTAAGGAAAAGCACTACCCCCGCCGTTATAATCATCAATTAAAACGCTGGGGTATGCCCAAATCCTTATACCTCCCTGCACCGAACTGGCACCAGTAAAAGCGAAAGTTAACACCGGGTTTCCTCGAAAAGCCCTATAACCTCCTAAAATAGCGGCAATCTGTGGGTTAGCTAGATATAACGTGAAGACATCGAAGTCTGCCAACGTATCAATAGAACTAACCGTAACAGTCCCTATTCTTCTTTTCCGCTTAAATATAGTATCCAATTGCTCCTGCGGCATCTCAATTGGTTCTTCGAAAACACGTCGTAGACTAACTACTTGTGTTGACGGTGTTTCGATCACCGTTACCTCATTATTTAAGGAAGCCAGGCCAGCTTCCGTAGAATTCAATTCAGTAGAGCATTCTAACCGTACACCTTCGCTCTTAAAAGTGTATTCGTTTTTGGGTTCGAGCCATAGCTCTCCATCCGTCCGGCTCTCAAAAATCAACCCATTTGTTGAGGCATCGATAACTGATGGTTTGTCTCGTAAGACCACTTCTATAGGTAGCTGCCTGGTTGTATCCCACAACCTAGTTTTACTGCTCTTCAAACTAGTCACCACTTCACGGTAGGTAAACGACACCTGATATTCTTTCGGCACTCTAGCCAGGAACTTATCAAAATCCTCTTCTCCATGTAGCGCCATTTCTCTCGCTACTGAAGCCACTGTCATAATGTCTCTCTCTTTCTGTTCAACCGCACTCATCGTACCGGTACAGTAAGATAGACTCTTATACAAGCTTTCTTTCGCCAAAGGGCCACAAACATGTTCACCATCAAAACGAAAGCCTCTCTTTAGAAAAGTTGCTTCCCATAAATCAATATACTCTATCACTAAAGCATCCTTGACAGCAGGTTGCAACTTATACCCCGCAGCCACATTGCATTCAACAATGTAACTCGGCGTAAACTTACTCCTAATTTCTTTTCTCACTGACAATAACAAATCATCACCAACTGTTTTAAGACACAAATCGTCTGAAGGTTTCCTACCCGGAAACATCTTCAAGTAAGCATCATACACCAACAGTTTAGTGACTACACTATTAAATATCAAAGTGATAAACAAACCGGAAGAAAGTCTACTACTCACTAAAGACCAAACTCCTTCCATTTTAAATAAACTTCTAAAACCAGTCTGAATTATTAAACCAACAATTTTGACATCTTCATCACTGTACTTGCACTTACGCGCAAACTGCACAAAGAATTCACACACATGTGAAATCATCGTACTATGATGCACATCAAAAGCTGT